CACCATCAGATAATAGAGATTGAAACGCACCATCTGGCATGGCTTCGGAAACGCTCGCCGCAATGGAATCGAAGTTTTTAACGCCTAGATCATCAGCTTCTTTTACTGACTTTTCTAAGGCGGCATCTAACAAAGATTCACGTTGCTTCTGAATCTTTCCGGTTTGAAGTTCCTCAAAGCGAGAATTAAAATTCTCTTCCGATTTCTTGGTGGCATCGATAGCTTTTTGATGTAAGGCTTGCTGATATTTTGCAAGGGCTGACTCATAAGCTGCATCATCGGTATCACCGAAATCATCAGTAAAATCTTTTCTGCTTGGGAATGTAATTTCCTGCTCTTGTGGTTTCGTTGACAGCTTGAGCAATGCAATTTCTTGATCTCTCGCTGCTAACTGTGCCTCAAGGTCTGGAACCTTCTGTGCTTGCTGCTTGGTTCCCCTTAGCTTCTCTTTGAGTTTGATGTGAGCTGCTAATGGAACCTGTTGAGACGCTGACGTGTCTGTCTCTTCATCCAAAACAAAAGCCACTTCTTGAGCCTCTTCCTGTCCGTCAACAGCAATATTCTCTTCAGTATCAATTACTTCTTCAGTTTGTTTTTCCGTCAATTCACCCATAATTTTTTCCTCTTAATGGTGTCGAGTTAAACGCGAAATCCGTCACGCACGGGAAACGTGTTAGAGCCAACACGCAGGCATAAAAAAACCGCAATTAAGCGGTCTTTAGGGTTAAAACTTAGATTGGTTTACGCTGGCCTTGATATGGCCTCTCGTAGTGCTTTGATTCTATTGGTCTTCATATCCTCGATGGTTGCTACTGCATTCGCTCGATTCAATTCAGTCTTCGATATTCTTTCAACGGCTTGCGCCTTTAAGTTTTCAGCTTCAGCCATTTGTTGTTGGGCTGCCGCCTTAACCAGTTCAGCTTGCGGGTCTGTTTGCTGGCTTAAGCTTTCTAAGTATTCCATCTCTTCCTGATTCTTAGGCTCAACTATTCCCATTGTTAATTGCTCTTTGCGATTGAACTTCTTAAGCGCTTCTAAACCAGCACCGGAGAAGTTTTCAATCATTGTCGAGATGATGACCGGAGAATATTTCTCACCCATTGGCGTTCCGTTAATCTCAGCAAGAATAGAACGGCCATTCTCAACCGCTTCTTCTTGTTGCGAGTCATACGCTGGAGACACATCAACATGCACCTCAAACTTCATGCCTCGAATATTATTGCTGTTGGTGATATTACCCCTGTCATCCATTGCGACTTTCATCAGCATGGCACGACTTTCTGAACCATCTTCTGCTAGTGTTTTCTTAGATCGTGGGACTGAATAGATATCATCAGCGATAGACTTATATACTTCGCCAAGCGCAACAATAGACGCTTCAATGTTCAACCAAACAGAGCGAGTGTTTTTATTAAGACGCTTAACCAACTCACGAATAGCTTTACCGGACATATCTACGTTAGTTACATCTGCAAGCTGACCGCCTGTTGATGTTTTAACGTAGTTATTGACGATATCCAGCAAGGCAGCGCTTGTGCCGGACATTTCAGAGCGAGGGATAACACCTTTAAGGGGCGAAGTGGTTGAACCATCAGAGTTCACAATATCGGTAGCAGGTAAGTATTGCTTATCGTAGATGCTGCCGTTATTCCAGTGGGCTTCGTAGCCTACCGTTGCTCGTGGATCAATAATAGGAATGTCACGATTACCTGTGCTGCTAAGCTCAGCAGCTTGTGATAGCTCCATATTAAATAAGCGCTGTGCATCCTTAAGCTTTCGCACTAAGCCGTAGTAATACTCTTTACCATCAACATAGTAACGATAAGCATAGATAGGAATGATCGGTAAGCGCTTGCCTGCAATCTTGCGGCGCTCTTCTAATATCTCACTACCACTGAAAACAATTTTAAATACTTCTTTTTTGATGATTGTTTTTGTTTTTGTTTGCTCAAAGCCTCGACTTGTTAAATCATTAGCAACTAACTCAAGGTCTTCATCTTCAATGTACTGAATTTCTTCTGATTCAGGATTGATGTAAGTGTGAACTTTAACTTTGCGCTTTTTAATCTCGTAACGATGGGCAACATAAACAGAATCTTTACTACTCCATCAGCTAAAGCGGTAGTCATCATGGCTAACAGAAACCGTCGAGGCTTCAGGGTATTCTTCTTCAAACGCTTTCTTTTCGTACTCAAATATAACAGTGACGTGACCAGCATCAGACTTATCAGTCTCAACGGCGTTAGAATCAAACGACACGCACGAATAAGCGTTAGGGATATACTTAAATACCTGTGTCTGTAACTCGTTATCAGGGTCTTCATCGTCTTCATAGACGGTTCTTAATTGAAGCGCCCCAAAACCACACCGAACAGACTCAGAGACAGCAGCGGTTAACGATTGCTTGCCTCGACCTTGCCTAAAGTCCTGTCGATAAATACCCTGCATTAAATTAGAGTCTTTATCTGTAGTTGCTGAATCAGTGGGAGAGAAATTAACATTGACTCGGTTGTCACCAAAGTCAGACATGAAATCTTCACACGCCTGATTCACCATATCTAATTCGAGCTTGGTTCTCTCTTCGCCGTAAAGGTCTTCTTTCCACCCTTCCCATTGACCACCTGGCACAATAGAAAAGCGCATATCTTCAGACGCTAAATCACGCTGTTCTTCACACAACATATAGTCGTCATCGAACTCGCTTAGATATGTTTCTAATTCATTTTCTTCAATCATCTTTGACCATAAGTTCTAACGGGGACATGGGGAACAGCGGCTTGTGTTATCTCTCTTTCTTTTAACGTCATCATTACAGAGTCAGACATATTTGGTGACTTGATCGGAGGTGTTTGCTTTGCCATTTCTGGCTTACTCATTACCTGAAATAGTCCTGTACTCTTGCGAGGTAAGCGGCACATTTCTGATCTTAGTTTCTGTAGTTTTGGAATCGATGAGGAAAATGAAATAAGGTTATCGGGGTCGCACATTTCATTGTGAGCAATTGCTCGATAAGTTTTATAAACTCTATCTCTAAGCTGAAAATACTTTTGCGAGCGTTTATTCTTGAATGTTTCTTTGATAGTTCTGGTTTGCATTCTTACCGATGAATCAACTTCTAACGGTTCGTATAATGCATTTTCATTGTCAGGACTTTCACCACCTTTGAATATTTCCCATGACATTCTTTTGCCATTAAGAGCAGTGGCGGTTTGTCGTCTTAAGCCAATACCTAAGCCATCACCATCAAACAGATAGCGATCTGCACCAACCGCAAGTGCGTAATCGGTCGCCCAGTCTGAGCCTTCGTTAACGTCACCTGTTGGATTCTCGTCTACATGCACGATAACTGAGCCATGACGATGAGCTAAACCTTTCGGGTCATCACCAATGTCTGACGGGTCGTGAGCAACAACAATCTCGCCTCGTGGTTGAAAGCCTAGCTTAACGTGCGCATCAATGCAGGCATCAAACCACTCAGCAAGGATAATACTGTTCTCTACTGAGTCGTTAAATCTACCTAACCACTTATGTTCATAAAGCGCTTTAGGCATTTTTTGTTCATCAAGCTTTCGCTCTTCATTTAATCCTGATAACTCAAACCAAGGGTTATCAAAGTAATTAATCATTATTATTAAATGATTTTCGTCTTCATAAAAACCATTTGATAATAATTCTGTTTCGTAAGGAACGATAAAGCGTTGGCTAAATGGGTCAGCGCTTGACTGAGGATTACCTACCATCAATATAGTTGGCATAAAATCCATATCTTCAGTCTTACGAATAGAGGGTAGAACTTCCTCTAAGGTCTCATAGCTTAAGAACTGAGCCTCATCAACCATGAATAACTTAATACCATGTATTGATCGAACCGCTTGTGAGTTTCGCCCTAGGCCAAGATAAGAAATAATGCCTTGAGTAGCACTGCCTATCTGTGACTTGATATTGTCAAAACCATCAAGCTTTAACTTATTAAAACGAGATACCAAAGCGGAATGAACAGACTGATCGATAGACTTTTGAAATTCACGGGCGCAAACCACTCTATGACCGTCATCACACGTCTTTAAAACAATATCATTGACACAGGTGGACTTTGAAGAGCCTCGACCACCAACAAGCACAACGTAGCGCTTATGGTGTTCCTGAGAAGTGCAGGCTAGAACAGCAGGCACTAATCTTTCAGCACAACTAATCTGTACTTTTGCCACAGCTCACGGGGAGTATTGACCACTCGTTTTGCACTTTAACAGCGCCGCCATCAGGAGCAGATAGAGTGTTATCTTGTTTATCTGAATAACCATGCTTACCTAACGCTAACTTAGCTATAGTCGGGTTAAAATCACCAGATAAACCCTTATTAAATAACACTTTCTCTTGTTTTGCTAAAAGCTGTCCTAATATGCCAAAAAACTCTGTCTTTTCAGGGTCGTTACCCCATAATCGAATAGTTTCCCTAGACACCTGAAGAACAACAGATAGTCCAGCTATACTAGGAATGAGATCGCCATGATCTTCATAATTAACAATATAATCTTGGGTCTTAGTCAGTATTACATCACTATAAAGCGTGGGTCTAGCCATTACCCCACCAACCCTACATGCAACCGCACAATATCAACCTCTGTACTTAAGTCTTTGTTAATTCTTGCCACTAAAATATAATCCCCTACTTCTAAAGGTGTGGTGTCTGGTCTTGATAATGACACCTTGATTGATGATCCTGTTTCACTCCATAAATAAATAGCTTCACTATCTATATGTTCTTTATGTAGAGATACGTTAAATTCCCATCCGCTCTGTAAATCAGGTGATTGAAATATAAACTCGTAGCTTTCGCCTGCGTAGATTGCAATCTGTCCGTATGCTGCTGAGTTGCGCAGATCACTTGCGGTTAGGTTTGATGTAGACTCTCTTAGTCGATTGTCCTGAATATTGATAGTGACCGAGAACTCTCTAAAAGCGCCTAGAGAATCTGTCGCTCTAATCGTAAGCACTGGATTATCTAAATCCTCTACACTGTCATTAACAACAAGATCATCACCATTAATCGAAAAGGCGCTTAAGCCAGTTCCAGAAACGAGCGAAAATGTTACGTCTTC